TAATTTGAGTATTTTTTACAATGTGAATCAGCCTTTTTTGGCAACAAAAACAAGTGTTTCAAGCCTTGTTATGGGTAGCGACCTCGGTGGCCCTTTTGTTGGTTATCACAGTCTGACTACTTCATACGACCAAATAGTTATGACAACATCAGGAACAATGACAGGCGGAAAATTGACCGTCTTTGGATACAGAAAGCCGTAAAGATGACACGACCACTTATACAAATAGGCGACGAAGTGCGCGAAATGACAGAAGAAGAACACGCCGAATATCTTGCAGTCAGAGCCGACATTCCCCCAGCATTGAGAGCAACAGATGAAACGCCTACTGCTGATTAGCGCCACCCTCATCACCCTCACAAGCTGCGCAGACCGTGAACGCCTCAACTGCCCACCAACCAAAAACAAAGCCCTACGCGGCGTAACCGAAACACTCACCCCAACAACACCAGCCCCCGCATACGGGACAGGCGGAAAGTGCGTATGAAACCAGACAACAGACACACAAACGAAGAAATAAAAGCACGACTCATCTTTGTCGTAGCCATCGGCTTAACACTTGCCTTTCTTGCTTCCATCTTGGCATTGCTATACGGCCTTTTGTTTGTAACCCAACCGCTCGAAGTCAGCCCCAATGACGATGCAGCCTGGTCTGTCCTTTCGCCAATGCTTGCCACCCTTACTGGCGGGCTCTTGGGGGTGTTAGCAGGTAATGGTTTAAAAAATGGCCCTAAAGAGCCACCAGCACCATGACCGCTCGCAAGTATCCTTTCTGGCCTTCGTGGGATGGCAAAGCCACGTCACCCATCACTAAGAAACTCTACGAGCTGTGCAATAAACGCTGGGGATTCACCAATCTTGGTATGTACGTCAATCGCCCTATGCGCGGGTCTAAAAACCTAAGTGTTCATGCAAGTGGCTATGCAGTCGATATGGGTTTTCCACCTACTCGAGAAGGCAGAGCCAAAGCCAAAGAGGCATGGACATGGCTAGTAGAAAACTCAGAGGCGCTTCTACTTTGTGAGCTGCATGACTATTCGTACCGCAACCCTGCACAGCCCGAAACGGACAAAACCGCCTGGGGTCGTGGCTATCGCTGCAGTCGTGGCCCAGGGCAAAAAGGCGTCAAGCTGTTTAATTCTCAGGACAATGCCGGCACACCTGGTGGGGCTTGGCTGCACGCTGAAATTTCTAACGAATGGGACAGCGCGGAAGAATTTGAAAAAGCATGGCGCGCATTGCCTAAGCCATAAAGGATTCCCAGACACTGTTTGAGCGGTGCTGGGGCTAGGTGGTGGGCCTCTTTGTTTCCATTGGGGGGCTCATCACCGACTTCTAAAAAGAAATCTTTAAATTGACTTGCGTTTGTGGTTACATGTGGTTATAGTGTCTGTATGGAAACAAACACAATTAACAAAACACAATTTGACCTTGCAATTCGCTCAATGAGAGAACTGCTGCAGTGCGCCAAGTACAGCGATGACTTAGAGCAACAAATAGAATGCTTGCGCGTAGTTGCTAACGCTGCTAACTCAGTCGCTAACAAGCTTGAATCCAAGTAATGGTCAAGCCAATAACGGCCCAATGTGGCACACGCTCAGCTTATAAACGTCACCTAAGACACGGCGAGACACCTTGCGTTAAATGCAAAAAAGCCCATGCCCAATGGCACAGAGAATGGAGAGCAAGATGACAAAACTAACCAATGGATATGAACCCGCCTTCGACTTCACAGTGGACATGGCCTACGGCAAAGCTGGCGAAGCCGAGCTAATCGAATTCTTTGACGCTGTACAAGGCGCTCAGATTGAAGTCAAATCAGACAGGTACCGCAATGGCAACATGGCCGTTGAAACCCAGCAGAACCCCGCAGGGCGTGGCTGGCAGGACTCTGGGATTAACGTGACCACGGCACAATGGTGGGCTTACCGATTCGCCCCTGGTGCCTTTACTTTGATATCCGTACCCAGGCTTAAAAAGTACTTACGCATGAACCGCGACCTATTGCAAAAGCGGGATTTTGCTGCAAGCTCAGATAACCCATCTCGAGGTTTTGTGCTGATGCCTAACCAAGTGCAGGAACTAATGACTAGCGAATGGTACGACCAATGACCGATACCCAGTTCATTTACAGTTTCATTATGGGATGGGTCAGTTGCTGGCTGTGGCTCAAAATGATGGCGAACCGACCATGACCGAAAAACCTGCCCACTGGGGCTATACCGTTCTAAGGTCTAAAGACAAATTAACCATGGTTCAAATCTTTACAGATTTATCCACAGGCCTGATTGAATACACCCAAATTTGCCAACGCGCGCAAAATTGGCATTCTTGGGGGCCGCCAACAGAATTGGAAAAGTGCTGAAACTCATCATGGCTCTCATGCTTACCACCGCTCTATTAACGCCAGCGCCCGCAAGTGCAGCTGCTAACTCATGCCCTCAATGGGAACCGCTACTAGCACGGCATTTCCCAGCAAAGGTTGTGCCGGTCATGTCTCGAATTGCCTACAGGGAATCTCGCTGCACTGAACGTGCACTGTCACCAGTGCGCAAATCCACAGGAAGGCCAGATGTCGGCCTGCTACAGATTCAAGGGTCGTGGGCTACTGTGACACGGGCTGTCTGTAAGAAACAGGATGTAGTCAAGGCACTGCTCAATGCTGAATGCAATGTTAAAGTCGCTGGCTACCTATATCGCAACGGTGGCCTCGGTCACTGGCGAGCAACATCAGGAAAATAACAAAGGAAAAACAATGGAAACATCAACAGGTGAACTAATCGCCAAACTAACTAACCTCAGCCATAATCTGGCGCTTGAGCTTCGATTCAAAGAATCAAGCCTGGTGTTAGAAGCTGTAGGTGCGCTTCATGCCCTACCAAATATTGCCGAGGCAATCCGCGATTCTTGGCACCCATCACTTAACACCAGTGGCCCATCTAAAGGCTTTAACTATTTGAGCACAGTTAAGTTGGCAGAAGATGAGTGACTACACCCACAATGATGACGTGGCAGACATGATTTACGCCAAAGAGCAAGAAATAAGAATGCTTAAAGAGGCTTTGCAGCGCATCGAGGCAGAGTTAAACCGCATAACAAATGAGTACGCCCGTGGCATTTAATCTCGAGGAATACACCCCAGTTTCAGAGCGCATAAAAGCCTTCTGGATTGACCACCCAAATGGCGCTATTCATTCAGAGCTTGTATTTGACGATGGCGTTAGATGCGTCATCAAAACCACATTGTGGCTAGACAAAAACGATGCCCAGGCAACCACTGTGGACTACGCAGAAGAACTAATTGCTGACCGCGGCGTGAACGCCACTAGCAGGATTGAGAATTGCGCTACCTCGAGCCAAGGCCGCGCTTTAGCAGCTGCTGGATATCTAGGCGCGGATTGGACTAAGAAACCGAGCCGTGAGGAAATGCAAAAGGTAGTTCGCGGAGATACCACGATTACACAACCCTCTAACTTGCCTAGTGAAAAGCAGTTATGGCTTTACAAGGCCGAACTGAAAAAGGCTGGCAAATTGCCCCCGCACAACATTGGCACCATGACCAAATTTGAAGTATCTAAAGCAATTGACGCGCTCAAAAATGGCGACGTTGAAATGCCGGTATATGACAGCCCAGAGGAACCCTTTTAATGGTTGATTTCGTAACGCTTATAATTATGTGCATCTCACTGTTCATGTGCGGATTCCTGCTAGGCAAAGACAAATGATTCCCATAAGCGAATCGTCATTCCTCGCACAGGTCAAAGCACTGGCATACCAGTACGGCTGGGTAGTGCATCACAGCCAGCCTTCCATGACGCGTACAGGTAGGTACATGACTATGGGCAGCGTTGGATTTTTCGATTTAGTAATGGCCCATCAAGACAGAGGGCTCATATTTGCTGAGTTAAAAACAGAAAAAGGTAAAACGACAGTTGCACAGGATTACTGGCGCAGTTCAGTAGAACGCCACGCTGAGTGCTATCTATGGCGACCCAGTGACATTGACTTCATAGCGCAGCGTTTATCGTCATGGTAATTGTGGCCTGGTACCTACTGCTATTGTCGCTGGGCATTGCCATCATTCAAGGCTTACGCAAGTAAAAACCTCTTACAACTAAATACGACCAAGGCCACATACGGGATTGCACTGTGTTGGTATAAAGCACGGGAACGTGGGTAGAGCTGGCGCGCCCAACCACCCGAGATGACTTACCTGAAAGGTTGTTGGGGTAAGTCGCCAGTGCAGCGTTCCCTAACGACACAAAAGGCGATTGGTGTTCCACCCTAAACAGTCCGGCAGCCAACAGCGAACAGTTGTGAAATGTGGGGGGCATAAACACCCGAGACCAGCACACACACGAAAGCAACCACAGCGAAGCAAGGGCGCTAGTAGCATCACCAACAGACCACCGACAAGGACACACACACATGGCAGGCAACAGAAAAATAACCCCCCAATACAGAGTTAACAGAGCAGCCTTAATGGAAGGCCACCCAGACTGCCACTGGTGCGGTAAACCCTGGGACAAAACATTCCAAGCCGACCACATACTAGAGCATGACGCAGGCGGTGACGATTCATTAAGCAACTTAGTGAGCAGTTGTGCACACTGCAATAGTTCAAGGGGGGCGCGCTATGTAAACCTCAAGACAAGCGCAAGACAACAAGCCCGCAACCAAGCAATGAACGCCGCGCCAAAAATTACGGAAAATTTACAAAATCAGATTTTTTTAGGAAAAGAAGTCACCCCGAGCAAGCATTTAGACTCTGTATCCCCGAAGGCGGAACTGGCGAGAACTGGCCAAGACCAGACGGACTACTCGAGAATTGGCAGGGTGCAGCCCAGATTGGAAACTGTGCGTAAAGGCAATTCTGTGTATGCCCAGCTGGTGGTTGATTTTGCTCATACTTATATGCAGGTGGATTTGATGGACTGGCAGATTTATGCGCTTGAAGGTTTATTTGAGGCTGACCCTGAAACGGGTGATTTGATTAACCGCGCTGGTCTAATTTCGGTGGCGCGTCAGTGCGGGAAAACCGTTCTTGGCCAGGCAGTTTTAGGGGCTTGGATGACGTCTATCGCTAAGCTTCGTGGCAAGCCACAAACAGTGGTTAATTCCGCGCATGAACTTACGCTTGCTGTTCGCCAGTTTGAAATTGTGGCCCCTATTTTGGCTGAGTATTTTGGCGCTACTTTGAAACGTGCGTATGGGCGTAACACTTGCGAGATGCCTGACGGGTCACGCTGGCTGGTCAAGGCTGCAACGCCATCAGCTGGAATGGGCCTAAGTTGTGACCTAATTTGGGTGGACGAAATATATGCCGTGGACGACCAGATTTTGGCTCACAGCCTCAGACCAACTATGAAGGCGCGCAATGTGCGTACCGCTGGCGGGTCGCCAATCATGATGATGACTTCCACTGCCGGCACTGAGGCTTCGATTGCCATGCTTCGATATCGCGAACAAGGGCTGCAGCTCATAGATGAAAAACGCCAGGGCAGTTTTTACTTTGCGGAATGGTCGCCACCACCTGGGGTGGATGTTATGGAAACCCGCTGGTGGGGTTGGGCTAACCCCGCGCTCGGCCAGACGCTGGAACTTGAGTCACTGCTGTTGGACGCTGACCACCCAGACCGCTCTAGTTTTCTACGCGGGTCACTAAACCAATTCGTGAATGCTGACGCCTGCTGGCTGCAGCCTGGACAGTGGGACGCTTGCCTTTCCGATATGGAAGGCCCAGAGGGTGGCTGGATTGCTGTCGATTCATCATTGGACGGGTCGCGCTATGTCGCTGTACGCGCCGCTGTAGATGATGTTGGGGTAGCCCATGTCAATGTTGAATTCGTAGTTGGCTCACTAGCCGAGATGCAACAGGCACTACTAGACGCTTGCCGACACCCTTCCACCATGGTTGCTGTCACCCCAACACTAGAAAACCATGTTCCGTTGTCGCTTGAGCGACGTAAAAAAGTAGTCGGATATGGCGAGCTAATGAAGTACACCAGCCTTGTTAAGGGCATGATTAACGATTCCCGCCTGGTGCATATGGGGCAGTCAAATCTTGCTGAACACATGAACCGAGCCGTAGCCATTTACCAGCAAAACGCATTGGCTCTATCTTCTAAGCGCTCGCCTGGGCCCATTGAGTTAGCGCGCTGCACAATCTGGGCGGCAGCATTAGCGTCACGACCAAAGCAAGCGGGAAAGCCCATGCTGGTAGTTGTCAATCGGTAAACTATCGGCGGTTGTGTCTTGCTAGTTCTGTCGGGAATCTGGCAAGGCATGACCACTTGCCAACCTGAAATGTGAGATAATCCCAACATGGCACTATTCAATCGAGTTACTAAAGCAGCAATCAGCCCTGCAGAGCCAACCGCCAAAGCAGCAGCTGCAGGTGGTTACTCACCGAACTCTGCCGGTGTAAATCTTATTGGCCAGTACTACACCTATGTTGAAGGCCCAGCTCGCAACCGCGCTATGAGCGTTGCCACCATCAGCCGCGCCCGTGACCTTATGGCTTCTGTCATTGGTTCAATGCCGTTGAAAATGTACACGGAACGCTGGAACGAAACCGAAACAAAAATGGAAAAAGAATACCTAGCACCACGCGCATGGCTACGCCAGCCCGACCCGACAGTTACTTATAACTTCCTGATGGCTTGGACATTCGACGACTTGTTCTTCTATGGCCGCGCATTTTGGTATATCACCAGCCGTACACAAGACGGGTTCCCTTCAGGTTTTACGCGTCTCCCAGCGG